GAAGGATATGTATCTAAAAAAGCTATTCCACATGTTACTCTTGCGGTAAACCCAGAAGGTGGTAAACCAATGATGTCTAACAACATCACCAAATGGCAAGATATTAAATCGTTTTATATTACAGGTATTGTAACCGAAATCACAAAGTAATGAAAGTATCCGCACAAGTAGTATTGATTAACCCAGAAGGGTTGGTATTGGGTGTATCACGTAAAAATGACCATGATGATTTCGGTCTTATCGGTGGAAAAATGGACCCAGAAGATAATGGTGATGCAATGGTTACAGCCATTCGTGAAACACTAGAAGAAACTGGCCTTAATATTTCAAATTTGAGGCTGGTTTTAGCCATTCATAAAGATGGTTATATGAGTTATACATATTTGGCTGATTACGAAGGAGAAATCAACCATAATGAGCCACATGTAGTGAAATGGTTGCCGATGGAAAGATTGGTTAATGGTAGTTTTGGAAAGTATAACAAATTGGTTTCTGAATCTTTGAAAGATATGGGTGTATCATTTACGTATGATATATCATTGGATGAAATCAGAGAAGAAATAAAGAACTACATAACATCTATTGGTTACAGGTATATATCTGCCAACAAATCTCATGATTGGTTAGGCACTCCAATACTCAAAGTTAGATTTGGAAATAAGCTTGAAGAAATTGATGAAGAACTTGGCAGTGAAGGATTTCGTATTCAAGATAAATTAAGAAAACTTGGCAAAGGATATGGATTAAATATTTCTTTTCCTACCCATTATTTTTCAAAATAACTTGCAACTTGTAAAAAATAATAGTATATTTGTAAAATGAAGAAAGATAAATTATTTGAAAGACGTTTGGAGTTGAGTTCTAAATTCTTAGAAATGGGACAAGCTTTAATGAAAGAAGGTACTGAAAAGAAAGACTACTGTATTTCACAAAGTGGTAGTTTTATGATACTTATTGCTGGCGTTATTATTGAAGAAAGCGATGTTTATGAATTTGGTAACTTGTGTTCCATGTTTTCAGCAAAAAAACTTTTGGATGGAATGGAACGAAGCGATAGCGACATGACCAACTTCTTAAAAGCCAAAGCTGATAATGAGTCTTATGACGATTTTATCAAAAGAATAAACAGATTCATGGGTGGTGATAAAGACACGCCTAAAGATTAATATTTGGTTCCATCGTTCAACGGATAGGACGTTTCTCTTCTAAAGAAAAAATATAGGTTCGATTCCTACTGGGACTACTAAATAAAAAATTGTGAAAACTTTTACATTTGTTTTACTTAGCTTTTTTACAAAATCTGGTACGTTAACAAATTATGAAACCAAAATTAGATATCAATTAGAGTGTCCAGAAGGTAATTATTCATCATGTTACTTCGACATTCAGTTATCTAGTGGTTTTTATGAATATATTTCATACGACAAAAAAGATACAACCTTTTTATTGGTTGGTAGGGGTAAATCTGATATCTATATTTATAAAACAACAGGTGAATTTATTTTAAGTAATTAATTTTTTCCGTTAAAAATTTGGTTAATCCAAATTTTTTTATTACCTTTGTGTTCTAAAGGAAAAATACTATGTTAGCAATTCAAAAATACATATTGGAGAACGGTCTAGAAAAGGCTATACTTGAGTTCAACCTAAAAACTAGGGTGTACGAAAACAAAGTATTGCTTAAATACGACCAATTATCTAGCCCAACTCTTATGGCAAACAAAGAGGTTCAAGAGTGTCGTGGTCTTATACTTGAAAAGGGTACTTGGAAAGTGATGTCATTGGCGTTCACCAAGTTCTTCAATTCAGAAGAAGGCAACGCACATAAGATTGATTGGGATACAGCACACGTGCTTGAAAAGCTTGATGGTTCGTGTATCCAATTATATTGGGATTGGAATAAAGAACAATGGTTTGCTGCAACTACTGGCACTGCCGAAGGTGAAGGTGAAGTAAACAACAAATTGGGTACTACCTTCAACCAATTGTTTTGGAATACCGTTACTGAAAAGTATGAGTTTAAAAAAGAAAACTTGAACAAGTTGTTCTGTTATGTGTTTGAGTTGACCACACCATACAATATAGTTGTGAAGCCACACGGTGAATCAGCTGCATCATTGCTTATGGTTAGAAACCTTTTGACACTTGAAGAAGTACCGTTTGAAGCATTGACAGGTATTGCTGATTCGTTGGGTGTACCACGTGTTAAGTCTTACGACTTGAACGCTAAAAATGTTGGAGCATTGCTTCGTACATTTGAAACCATGGTATGGCACGATGAAGGTTATGTTGTAGTAGATGCTAACTTCAACCGAGTAAAGATAAAGAACCCAGCTTATGTTGCGGTTCACCACTTGAAAGGTAAGACTGCTGAACACAACATTATGACCATAGTAAAGACCAATGAAATAGAAGAATTTGCTGCTACCTTCCCAGACCGTAAGGATGAGTTGGTTAAGTTGAAGGCTAACTATGATGCATTGATTGCTAAGTTGGATTTAGTTTGGGCTGAGTTACAAGCATTCCGTCCAAAGAATATCACACCACAAGAAAAGAAGAAGTATGCGACAGCTGTGTTCGAAGTGTGTGGTAAGAATGATGTTAAGAATTTTACTGGCCTATACTTCGGTTTGGCTGATGGTAAAGTAACATCTGTTGAAGACTTCATAGCAAACTATGACGACAAAACGTTGTACAAAATCCTCTAAGAAAATTTTTTAGGGGATTTTCTTGTTTAATTGAAAATAAAAAAGTACCTTTGCATAATGGAAAGAAATAATATAAATGCTGAATGGGCTAGAAAACAAGCCACATCAATTTTAGGTGAAAAAGTAAAAAAAGAAATTAACATTTGTTTAGATGCAATAGAAAAAGCTGTTGCTAGCAATCAAATGTCAATAAGTCTTGGAATTTACGCTGAATCATTAACAATCGAAGATTTGCGTAAACGTGGTTTTACTGTTAAACAATATGATGACCAAAGGGATGGTTCTTATCTTTCAATTAGTTGGTAAATTTTTAATATGAATATAAACGAAACACTCAGAGCCAATGGCTTTATTATGGGTAGAATGATATCATTCTCTAAAAGTGATTATAGGGATAAAAACCCTAACAGCGTTTGCTACTTTAATGCAAACATCGTAACTGCCAAAGAAGGTAAAGTTTGGTATGGTGATTTGGACCTAACCAAAGATGGTGAATCACTTAAAGCTGTCGCTGAAGCCACAGGTGAAATAATCTATGTCCTAAGAGAGATGGATGGTAGATTTGAACATGAAGATGAAGATGGCACCAAGCTTATTCAAAAAGCTGTTTGGGACACAACACAAGAAATTCCAGTAAACAATTAAAAACAAATAAAAACAAAAAAATGAAAAGTGAAATTCTACAAAACATCACCAATTATTGGTGGTTAGTGATACCAATCTTAGCATTGTTATTCTACAAATTTACACTTCGTTTTATCTGCGGTATGGTAAACGTACCCGATGGTAAAATAGGTGTTGTCTACAAAAAGTTCGTACTATTTGGTTCAAACAAATCGTTGCCAGATGGTAAAATCATCGCTTTGAATGGTGAAGCTGGTTATCAAGCTGATACACTAGCACCAGGTTTCTTAGGTTGGGGCTACTGGCCATGGCAATATAGTGTTGACTATGTACCGTTTATTGAAGTACCTAGAGGAAAAATTGGTTTGCTAACAGCACGAGATGGTGCATCATTGCCAGTTGGTTCAATCCTTGCTCGTCACGTTGATTGTGATAACTTTCAAAATGCACGTTTGTTTTTAACAAATGGTGGTCAACGTGGTAAACAAGTTTCTTATTTGAACTCAGCGACATATCGTATCAACCCACAGTTATTTGAAGTTTTCTTTGCTGAAATTACAAATATTGAAGACGGTCAAGTTGGTGTCATTACTGCTTTAGATGGTATTCCATTAGGACAAGGTGATATTGCTGGTAAAGTTATTGAAGGTCATAATAACTTCCAAAATTTTGATGCTTTCTTAAACAATGGAGGTCAACGTGGTCTTCAAGAACAAGTAGTTCAAGCTGGTAACTATTCATTCAACCCATGGGCTGTTGAAATCGAGAAAGTACCTATGACACAAGTTCCTATTGGTCACGTAGCAGTTGTTATTTCTTACGTTGGTGACGAAGGTAAAGACTTGACTGGTGATAGTTTCAAACATGGTAACATTGTAAACAAAGGACAAAAAGGTGTTTGGATTACACCGTATGACCCAGGTAAATACGCCATCAACCCATACACTCACAAAGCTGAGTTGGTTCCTACAACCAACCTTGTATTAAACTGGGCAACTGGTCGTAATGAATCACACAAATTGGATGCTGGGTTGAGCACAATTACTGTTCGTTCAAAAGATGGTTTCCCATTCAACTTGGATGTGTCTCAAATCATTCATATTCCAGCCAACGAAGCACCAAAAGTAATTGCACGTTTCGGTTCAATGGCTAACCTTGTGTCACAAGTATTGGAACCTACAATTGGTAACTATTTCCGTAACTCTGCACAAGATAGTGACGTTATCGCATTCTTGAAAACTCGTCAAGCTCGTCAAGATGCTGCTAAGCAAGCTATTAGCAAAGTACTTGAAGAATACAACGTACATGCAGTTGATACTCTTATCGGTGATATTACACCACCAGAATCTCTTATGAAGACGCTTACTGACCGTAAGATTGCTGAAGAAGAAAAGATTACTTATGACACTCAACGTCAAGCACAAGACCAACGTAAAACTCTTGAATCTGCTAAAGCATTGGCTGATATGCAACCTAAAATGGTTATAGCTCAACAATCGGTTGAAATCTCTGAAAAAGAAGCTGCTGCTGCGGTTAAATCTTCAGAAGGTAAGGCTAAATCAATTGAGTTGACAGCGGTGGCACAAGCTAACGCTAAGAAAGTAACGGCTGATGCTGATGCTTATCAAACTGAAGTTAATGGTAAGGCTGAAGCCGAGAAGATTGCTTCGATAGGTAAGGCAACGGCTGAAGCTTATTCACAACAAGTAACTGCAATGGGTGCTGATAACTTTGCTAAGTTTAAAGTAACTGAAATGATTGGTCAAAACGGTATTAAAATCATCCCAGATGTTCTTATCTCTGGAAACGATGGTGGAAACGGACCTATCAGTGGGTTGCTTGGTTTTGAATTGCTAAAACAAATTCAAGAAAAGGGTAAAACACTTCCAAATACAAAAACGCTTCTTACTGAATCAACACAAGTTGACAACAGCAAGAAAGACAACAAGTAAAAATACTTGTCCATAAATTAAATCGCCTTGGCTCTAGTAGTTAAGGCGATTTTTTTTGGAATATATTTGGTGATTTCAAATATTTTTCGTACCTTTGTCAAAACTATTATTTATGCGTTATACAGATAAAACCTACAAAGAAGCAAGAATGGTTGCAGTTGTTGCACATTCAAATCAACGTTATGATGAAATCTTCCCTTATGAGAAGCATCTGGATGACGTTGTAGATATTTTAAAAAGATTTGGTTTCTCTGGCAAATACATTGTTGCTGGCTACTTGCATGATACCATTGAAGACGATGGTATTAGTTACAATGACATTAAAAAACACTTTGGATTTGAAGTAGCTGAGATGGTTTATTGTGTTACTGATGAATTGGGTCGTAACCGTAAAGAGAAAAAAGAAAAGACTCTTCCTAAAACAGCTAGCAACCCAGATGCTATTATAATCAAGCTTGCTGACCGTATTGCCAACATCGAACATGGTGGTAAGATTGACATGTATGCCAAAGAATACGATGAGTTCAAGGGTGCATTGTACCTTAACACTCCTAAAGATGGTAAACTTATGTGGGAGTGTTTGGATAAATTGTTGTCGAAAAATTTGGTAGAATCAATTTAATTTATTACCTTTGCATTAACAAAACAAAAAACGATATGAGTATCAAACAAATCTTTGACGAAATCGCTGCTGAATCAAGCACCAACCAAAAAATGGAAATCCTTAAAAAGTATAAGGATAACGAATTGCTTAAACGTGTATTGTATTTGGCAAACTCAAAGCGAGTAAAGTTTTATTTAAAACAAATCCCAGCCTACACTCATAATAAAATTGGTTGGACTCTTGAAGAAGCGTTGAATATGCTTATGAGTATAGCTAATCGTGAGTTTACAGGTCAAAACGCTATAGATAAATTAACTATTTGGTTAGAGAATGTATCAGCTGATGATGCGTATATCATTGAGCGTATTATTGAAAAAGATTGTAAGATTGGTATGGGAACAACCTTTATGAACAAGGTTATCAAAGACCTTATTGAAGATACACCATACATGGGTGCTATCTCTTTTGATGAAAAAAAGGCTCGTGCTATTTTTGATAAAGGTAGTCGTGGTATCTCTCAAATCAAAATGGATGGTCGTTATTGCAACGCTATCATCCGTGGCGGTGAAGTTGAATTGGAAAGCCGTAGTGGTGAAGCAACTGTTGTAACTGGTGCTAAGTTCTTGGCTGAACTGGCCAACTTTGAAGATTGCGTATTAAACGGTGAATTGACAATGGATGGTGTACCACGTTACGAATCAAACGGTATTATTGCATCTGTTATTGATATTCAAAGCAAGCGTGGTGAGCGTACTGAAAAGGAAACTGAAAAAAAGCTTGAAGCGTTTGAAAAGAAGCACGGTAGTTTTGAAAAAGCTTTGAATTCTATTCGTTATACCGTATGGGATACTATTAGTGTAGATGAGTATTTTGACAAATCATCAAAGATACCGTACTTGATACGTTTGCTTAAAGTTGAACAACTTATCATGAAGTCTGGTTCTTCAATGGTTTATGTGATTGAAAGTCGTATTGTTAATACATACGCTGAGGCCATGGAACACTTCCAAGAAGTTCTAGCTACTGAGGTTAATGGTGTACCACAAGAAGGTACTATCCTTAAAGATGAAAATGGTACTTGGAAAGATGGTAAACCAACATGGCAAATCAAGATGAAACTTGAAATGGATGTTGATTTGGTTATCGTTGGTTTTAATTACGGAACCAAAGGAACCAAAAATGAAAACGTTATCTCAAGCTTCAACTGTGAATCATCTGATGGGTTGGTGAAGACTCGTCCTCAAGGTATCAAAGAAGACATGATGGTTTACATCACTGAAAATCAAGATAAGTTGTTGGGTAAAATTCTTCAAGTTAAATGCAACGGATTGTCAAAAGACAAAGAAGGCAATTATTCTTTGCTTTACCCATCATTTGTTGAAGTGCGTGACGATAAAAACACGTGTGATAGTCTTGAGTCTATCAAAAATATTGAAAACATGGTAAAATCATTAACAACCGTATAAAAACAAATACATATGAAACATTTATTAACAATTATCTGCTTATTTTTAGTTACAAACACATTTGCACAAAACAGTGCTGACACAACCAAACCAAAAGTTACTGGTTATTTATCCATTGGTTTGTCGGTTACCAATAGTTCTGATTTTTTAACTAGTAGCTATACTGGTTTAGAAGGTGGTATAATGTATCGTGATTTCGGTACTGGACTTGTATTTGGTCGTGGCTCTTTACGAGGACTTGGTAGCGATAGTGATGATATCACAAACTATTTTGTTGAAGGTAAGGTATCTTATTCTCATACATTTAAAATGGTAACATTTACACCTTTTTTTGGATATGGTGGTTACATAAATACCAAACATAAATTCATTGAGTATGGTATTGGTGCATCATATACGATTATTGAGCAATTCAGAAATGTAATTGCTAGCATTAATAGACAATTCAATTTTGTTGGTTTAGACGAGAATGGTGAAGCAATTTACGACCACAAAAAAGAGAAACCAACATTAACATTCAAAGGTACTGTAAAACTACATGGTACCAATGCTGGTGTGTCTTTTAATGAAGGTGGTTATTGGATTCAATCTCGTGAAAACATCATTACCCCAGAAAAAGATAATGCTGGTTTTGCTTTCTTTGTTGAATCAAAGAAAAATGTGTTTAAAAAGTTTGTTGACCAAATCAATTCTGCTAATTTCTTTGATTTAAGAAATAACACTGTTACCATTTATGGTGAGTGGTGTGGAGGTAATA